GTGGCAGACGTGTTTGCATCAGGTAAAGTTTGGGCTCCGGCAAAACGCTGGGCACGGGATGTGATAGAAGAAATGGCTGCATACCCACAAGGTGAACACGATGATCTGGCAGACACTTGCACACAAGCAATACTGAGATTCAGACAAGGGGGGTTTATCCCGCTACCGGTAGATGAACAAGATGAGCCCAATACGTTTCGGCATAGAGCAGCATATTACTAGGATAAATCATGGCTATAGCTAAACCCCTTTACACAAATCCCCTACGCAAACTGGAGAACGAACCAGACGAACCAGCGTTGGAAATTGAAATTGAAGATCCTGAAGCTGTGAATATAAAAGCTAATGGAGTTGAAATTCACATCGGGGAAGGTACGGATGATTTTAATGCCAACCTGGCAGAGTTTTTAGATAAAGGCGATTTGAGTACCATAGGTTCTGAACTGCTGGAAGATATAGATAATGATAAACGCAGTAGGGTAGAGTGGGAAAAAACGTATAAAGAAGGCATCAAACTGATGGGCCTTGGGTATGAAGAACGCACTGAACCATGGGATGGGGCGTGCGGAATATTCCACCCAATGATTACAGAAGCTGTTGTCAGGTTCCAGGCTGAAACAATAATGGAAACGTTTCCGGCATCAGGACCTGTCAAAACGCATATTTTAGGGGATATTACTCCTGCAAAAGAAGATGCAGCAGCGCGTGTTGAAGAGGATATGAATTACATCCTTACCGAGAAAATGCCTGAGTTCCGTCCTGAACATGAACGAATGTTATGGAACTTGGCCACAGCAGGATCGGCATTTAAGAAAGTCTACGAAGATGCCACACTTAAACGTCAAACATCGGTGTTTGTCCCCGCAGAAGATGTATACCTGCCTTATGGCACATCAGAGTTGACTACATGCCATCGTGTAACACACATGATGCGGAAAACTGAAAATGAACTCAAGCGCTTAATTTATTCCGGGTTCTATAAAGAATTTGATATTGGAGAACCGACGCAAATAAATACAGATAATATACAAAGAGCCAAAGATAAAGAGTCTGGTTTAAGTGCTATAAATGATGATCGGCATACACTGTATGAAAGTCTTATAGATCTTGATCTGCCGGGATTTGAAGATAAGGATGAAAACGGTGAACCTACAGGCTTGGCACTGCCGTATGTTATTACGATATTAGATGATGGCGACGTTGTAGCGATTCGCCGTAATTGGAAAGAAGACGATAAAGATAAGATACGGCGTCAGCATTTTGTACACTACCAGTACATACCGGGGTTTGGAGCGTATGGATTTGGGTTGATTCATTTGGTCGGCGGATTTGCAAAAAGTGCTACATCATTAACACGGCAGTTGGTTGATGCAGGCACGCTAGCTAATTTGCCTGGTGGATTAAAAACTCGCGGCTTGCGCATTAAAGGGGATGACACCCCAATTTCACCGGGAGAGTTTCGTGATGTGGATGTTGGTAGCGGCACAATTAAAGACAACATCATGCCATTGCCATATAAAGAACCAAGTGGGACGCTGTTTAATTTGCTTGGCACTATTATAGAAGAAGGTAGATCTTTTGCGTCCAGTAGTGATTCAATAATTCCGGATTTAAATAACCAGGGCCCTGTTGGATCAACACTGGCAATTCTGGAACGGCAATTAAAGGTTATGTCTGCAGTACAGGCACGAGTGCACTATGCATTCAAGCAGGAACTGCAGTTGCTGGCAGAGATAATAAAGAACAACGCACCAGAAGATTATGATTTTACGCCTCCTAAAGGTAAGCGTGCTAAGCAGCAGGATTATAGTGATGCTGATATCTATCCTGTTTCAGATCCCAACGCTTCAACTATGGCGCAACGTGTTGTGCAGTATCAAGCTGCCATACAGATGTCTACCACCGCACCGCAGATTTATGACCTGCCACACTTGCATCGGCAGATGCTGGGGATATTGGGGATAAAGAATATTGATAAGATTATTCCTGATGACGATGATTCCAAACCTACAGATCCGGTAACAGAGAATTTGGATGCACTAGAGTGTAAGCCACTTAAAGCGTTTGTGTTTCAAGATCACCGTTCTCATATTCAAGTTCACCAGATGGCTATGCAGGATCCGCTTATACAACAGTTAATTGGACAGAACCCCCAGGCTCCAGCCATACAAGCTGCGTTGCAAGCGCACATTACACAGCACGTTGGGTTTGAATACAGGGCTCAGATGCAGCAAGCTATGGGCTTTAATTTACCACAACCGGATGATGAAGTTCCGCCAGAGATGGAGATTCAGTTGTCCAAGATGCTGGCACAAGCAGCACCACAAGTGTTGGCTCAGTCACAACAGATGGCTGCGCAGAAACAAGCACAACAGAATCAGCAAGACCCGGTTATACAAGCACAGTTGCAGGATCAAAAAATTGCTCAGGGCGAACTTGACCGCAAGAAGCAAAAAGACGCGCAGGATTTCCAATTGGCGCAAAAACGCTTACAGATAGAAGAAGCTAAAGCTGTAGCAGATGCACAGGCTAAAGCAGCACAGGCCCAAGCAGATAAAGATAAAGTTGAAAAAGATCTTCACTACAAAGGTACACAGCTAGGTTTAGATACAGCTCATAAGAAAGCACAACTGCAATCCACAGAAAAACAGACTGGGGTGCAACTTGGAGTAGATATTTCTAAGCATCATGCAGAAATGCAGGATCGGCAAGCGGCACGTCAAGATGCTCATAAGAAACAAAAGAAGGACCACCACCATCAAGCTGCCTTGCAGGTAATGCAACATGGACGTGACGCTGAACAGCAGAATCAGGAACACACGCATAAAGAGGGATTAGAAATACTGCAACACGGCCAGAATGCTGAACAGCTGACTGCCGAGCATACACATGAAGCTGCACAACAGAATGCAGAGCATGCACACCAGGCTGAATTACAACTTAATGAGCCAGAATCAGAGCCTGCCAAAGGAGAAAACGAATGAAAACGGTTATAGAAGTACTACAAGACCGCTTAAAAGCAGTAGAACTTGTTCACCAAGAGGAAATAATGCGGGGTATTTTCAAAACTTTTGATGAATATAGATATGCTTGTGGGGTTCTTAGAGGTCTTGCTTTGTCACTCGATATTTTAAAAGATGTCGCCAAACACCAAGAGGAGTCGGAAGATGAGTAGAATTGCTTTAATAAATCCTATAAATCAAGCAGAAATACCTGAACAGGAATTAGTAGATGCTCGTTCTGATGCTGAAAAAGCACAACAGCTACCAGAACCTGCGGGGTGGAAATTATTGTGTGCACTACCGGAAGTATCTGAGAAACTTGAAGGTTCTGATACTTTGATACGCCCAGATCAGTATCGTAGGGAAGATGAAATTGCTACGGTGGTTCTGTTTGTAGTAAAAATAGGCCCCACTGCTTATAAAGATGAAGCGAAGTTCGGAAAAGAAGCCAAACCCTGGTGTAAAGAAGGCGATTTTATCATAGTACGTACCTATTCTGGTACGCGGTTTAAGATCTGGGGGCGGGAATTCCGCATGATAAATGATGATCAGGTAGAAGGCACAGTTCAAGATCCACGTGGACTTTCACGGCACCACGTTTAATTGCCGCGCATTGAAAGGAGTTAATCATGGCTGAAGCAGCTGCAGTACGAAAACCAACAGAAGGGGAGCAGTTTACGTTTCCTGATGAGGATGGTGGCAAAGTAGAATTTTCTGTAGAGGGGGATATTCCTGCAAATATAGAGGTTGTTGATGACACACCACCCGATGATAAAGGCCGTAAACCGCTTGCTAAACCTGTAGAAGACCCTACAGATGAGGAACTGCAAGCTTATAGTACGCAGGTAAAGGAACGAATAAGCGAACTAACGCATGCCAGGCATGATGAACGACGTGCAAAAGAGCAAACAACCCGCGAAAAACTTGAATTAGAGCGGTATGCTCAACAAATTCTTAATGAAAACAAGCAGTTAAAAGAATACGTAAATAATGGGCAGCAAGCTTATGGGCAGGTGGCTACGGCTGGTGCGCAGGCTAAGCTTGATATGGCTAAGGCAAAGTATAAAAAGGCTCATGAGGATTTTGATACGGAGAATCTTGTTGCTGCTCAGGAAGAAATGATGGCGGCATCCATGGAATTAGCTCAAGCTAAGAGTTTTAGACCTGCCCCTTTACAACACGTTGAAACTCCTGTATATAATAACCAACAGCAACCAGAATCACCCAGGATTGACGAGAAAACTGCCAAGTGGCAGGCCCGCAATCCATGGTTTGGGGATTCAGATATCCCAGATCATGAAGAAATGACTTCCGTGGCTCTGATAGCGCATAAGCAGTTAGTTCACTCCGGGGTAGACCCCCGCTCTGACGAGTACTTCAAAAAAATTGATGCTCGCGTTCGTTCACGGTTTCCCTCTTATTTTGAGGAATCCAGCCAGCCTCCAGAAACCCCCCGCAAGCCAGGAAGTGTTGTAGCCCCGGCTACTCGTTCTACGGCAACACGGAAAGTTGTGCTTACCAAGACACAGGTTGCTTTGGCTAAACGCCTTGGCGTTCCTCTTGAAGAGTACGCTAAACAAGTAGCTAAACAACAAGGTTAATAAGGAGCATTAAAATGGCTAGAACTGAAAGAGAATTAGGTGCCCGTGATAAACATACACGAGACGGTGATACATACGCACCTCCCGGTACATTGCCAGAACCTGCGCCAGAACCAGGGTGGGTTTTTAGGTGGATTGCAACACACGTTATGAGTAAGCCAGATAACTCTAACGTATCCAAAAAAATGCGTGAAGGTTGGGAGCCCGTAAAGGCTGTTGATCAACCGCAAATGGAAGTTTTGGGTGATGCATCAGGTAACATCGAAATTGGTGGACTGATGCTGTGTAAAGCGCCGGAAGAGAAGATGCTTAACCGTAATGAATACTACAAGAAACAGGCTGAGAACCAGATTGTTTCTGTAGATAACAGTTTTATGCGAGAAAGTGACCCACGTATGCCCCTGTTTAAGGACCGCAAATCGAAAGTTACTTTCGGAACTGGTGATAATTAACTTTAGGAGTTTTTCAAATGGCTAAAATCGCAAGTCCTTTCGGCTTACGTCCTATTAGCCTCATTGGATCACAAAAATTCAATGGGGGCGGAATTCGTGAGTATCCGCTTACAGCTAATAATACGTATGCTTTTTTCAATGGAGACATGGTTACTACGACTGCAGGTGTTCCGGCACCTTATACTGCAGCTGTAACGGGCCCTACTACTACGGCTTCTGGCCTGGTAGGTGTTTGTGTAGGCGTTCGATATCAACTGGCTGCAGGCAACAGTCTTGGTTATCCTCTGTATGCACAGTATCTGCCAGCTAATGCAATTACAGCTGGGTATACTAATATCTTTATTCGTGTTGCAGAAGATCCTGATCAGTTGTTCCTGGTTCAATCAGACGGCACTACCTTCACCGGTATGTCCAATCCAATTGCTTTTGCTTACGGTACTCCTGTGCTGCCTATTGGGCTTAATGCTCAGTTGAAGGTTGCTTCTTCAACAGCTGATGCAAATCGTGGCAGTACTGTTACAGGCAACGCTCTTTGGTCACTGGCAGCTTCTTCGGCATCTGCTTCTACTGCTACTTATGCAGTTCGCATTGTTGACTTCCTGAACAGTAATCAGACAGTACCCGGCGCTGCAAACTACGAGAGTGTAAACGACGCATACCCTGAAGTGATTGTGAAATTTAATCATGGTGTGCACTCGTACTACAACTCAACCCCTAACTAAGGAGCTCTATAATGGCTATTTCAAGATCGCAACTGTTAAAAGAACTCCTTCCGGGGCTGAATGCCTTGTTTGGGTTGGAGTACAAGCGCTACGGTGAAGAGCATAAAGAAATTTATGAGGAAGAAACTTCAGAACGTAGCTTTGAAGAAGAAACCAAGCTATCTGGTTTCAGTGCTGCACCTGTAAAGGTTGAGGGTCAGGGCATCGACTACGATACTGCGCAAGAAGCCTGGACCACTCGGTATCAACACGAAACTATCGCTTTGGGTTTTGCAATCACCGAAGAAGCTATTGAAGACAATTTGTATGACAGTCTTTCAGCTCGGTACACTAAAGCGCTGGCTCGTGGTATGGCGTATACCAAGCAAGTTAAGGCAGCATCTATCCTTAACAACGGCTTTACTACCGGCTACAATGGTGGTGATGGCGTGCCTTTGTTCTCTGCTTCACATCCATTGATTGGTGGTGGCGTAAATGCCAATCGTCCTGCGGCAGGTGTAGATTTGAATGAAACGGCTATTGAAGCTGCTACCATTCAGATCGCTGCTTGGGTAGATGAACGCGGCCTGTTGCTTGCGGCTAAGCCAAGTAAAATGGTTATTCCCCCTACCCTGCAGTTCGTTGCTACCCGTTTGCTGGATACTAAGCTGCGTGTAGGTACTACCGACAACGATATCAGTGCCATCAACAATAACGGCACTGTTGCAGAAGGCTACGTCATTAACCACTTCTTGACTGACGTAAATGCTTGGTTCTTAACCACGGATGTACCAAACGGCCTGAAGCACTTTGTGCGGACTCCGATGCAGAATTCAATGGATGGCGATTTCGATACTGGGAATGTTCGATATAAAAGTCGTGAACGGTATTCGTTCGGTTGGTCTGATCCCCTTGGTGTTTGGGGTTCACCAGGTTCTTTCTAATAGAATCAAGCACTTGCAGCATACTAACCCCGCTTCGGCGGGGTTTTTTATTATTTTGACATTGTGCTTTTACGGGG